AGCTTCACCCAGGGCCACGCCCTGCGTATTGCCGAGGACGTTATCGATTCTCCCGGCAATCGAGCGCTCACCAATCCGAAGGGCGACCGTCGCGGCATTCGATGCGAATACCTTGACGTGCGTGAGGGGACTTGTGAGTAGTCCGTTCGTCCACGCTTCAAGTGCGGCATCTCGGGTAGTGGCATACAGCCCTTTCTCAGAGAATCCATTGAGGCCTTCGACGTCCATGGCCTTCTGCAAGGCCACGACCCTCTGCGCCATATTGAGCGACACAGACAAGCCGTCGGACGTCGGTCCCGTATCTTGGCGCAATGATTGTAGCATTTGGGCCATCCGGGCGCCCTGCTCATCGCCGGCCGGGATTCTCCAAGAGCCTAAGGACCTGGCCGCCTCCGTCCGAGCTGCAATGACCTGCTCTTGAATGGCCGCATGGGTGGCGAACATCTTGCGAAAGGCAAATAGGTTCTCAGGCGTGGGGTTTTCAGCCGCAATGGTGCCCAGTTCCATCGTCTTGGACGTGGCTGACATCCAAAGCTGACGAGCTGCCAGGGATTCCTGGTCATTCAGAACATCACCGACACGCCTTGACATAAGCGTGTCCCAGGCATTGACCGCATTGGCGCCTAGCTTCGTATCCTCGAAGGTTTGAACCCCGCGGCGCGCATCATCGATGTTGCCCTTGAAGGCATCAGCCATCTGAGACATCGCCCGCTTGATGTCATCCGGCCCATTGATGCGGGAGAAGTTCACATAGACTTCTGGCTCTTTGGCCTGCGCTTCGGTAGCCCCAGGGGATGAGGGTCCAGCGACTTCTCCTTCTGGCGCAGCCTCGCCCATCTTGAGTGCTTCTTGCGGCGTGGTATCGGCGGTGACGGACATCTGCTGCGCAACGCGCGCTTCGCCTTCGTTCCACTTCGCCATTACCAAAGGCTTGGAGTCATCCTCAAGATGATCGCCCAAGGCCTCCATGCCTTCGCTTTCAGTAGCAGGCCCGATGTCCTGGTGCAGATCCTCGTTACCTTCGGCCAAGCCTGCTGCGTGTTCGACGGATTCCTTGGCCGCGTTGACACCGCGAAGGAATTTCAAGCCACCCACCAAGGACTCGACCAACTTGGCACCTACGGTGCCTTCGATGGATGACTTCAGGCGATTGACCGCATCGCTGTCGGATGGATCGGTGGCCAGGAACTTGCTGACTGGATTTTGTAGTGCCGGAACGGATTGCACCAAGTTGGACAGATTCTGCTGTGATCCGTCAAAGGCTTCGAACTGCGCAAGGAAACCATGCACGGCAGTCATTGCGGTCTTGCCAAAGCCAGACGTTACCGCAGGAAGCCCTAGCGCTTTGATCTGGCTACCGGCCATTGATAGCCCGGTGACGAACTGCACAATGTTCTTTTCAATATTCCCCGTAACCGATGTGGGATCATTGATGTCGGGAAGATTCCATCCTGCGGCGGCTTTCTCAGGCGTGAGACCAACGTCGGCTAATCTCGCCTGTGACCGCTCCAACGTGGCCGCATCCGGTTGCGGTAACTCCTTGCCGGCGAAATCCACGGCATGTCCAGCCAAGTCAATCATCGACTGGTAAGCATTGCGCACGCCTTTATATAGGGCGCGTGGGCTTTCTCTAATGCCGGTACCGATGTCCGAGCCAACCGCCCCAGCCTTTTCGAATACGGTTTTGTCCGGCTTCTCTTCAGCGACAGGCTTTGGTTTCTCTTCGGCCTGCTGTCCTTTTAGCTGTGCGTCGAGTTCATCCGCAGCAGCAGCGCCACGCATCGTGTCGGCGTGCGCCATGTACGCATTGGCAAGATTCTGCGGGGCAGGAGATGAGGAAGGCACAGGCGTCGGTTCCGTAGGGAGTGCCTTCGGTACCATCGTCTGGTCAAGTTGTTCGGCTGGCGTACTCATTTAGCCGGCTTCTTTTGTTGAACGGCTTGCGATGCCTGCCACTGCAGGATCAGCGCGGCCTGCCGGTTGTATTCCGCGTCGCTTAAATCACCCGCATCATGCGCAGCCTTGGTAGCAGCCCAGGTCTTGGGCAAGTCCGGCTGTGTGCGAGATCCGACCAGATGCAGCGGCACAGCATTGAACAACGTGGTCTTTTCTGACGACACGATCTGATAGTGATCTGTGATATTCCGATACGTCGTCCGCGCCTGCTCTTCGGTCATGTCTGGATGATCGGATACCGCCTGTCGCCAATCGTCTATTGCGTTCGCGAGGGTTCTCTGTCCAGCCGGATCTGGAATCAATGAATTCGTCTTGAGTGACGAATTGATGTAATCAGTACCGCGTGCCACATAACCCTTGCGTGGCGCTTCAGCTTTTTCGACAATGCCCTTAAAGTCGGTGAGCGACAGCTTGCCGGTGTACAGCGCGTCCTGTGCGTCCTTGGTGACGTCTTCACCTGACATGGCCCGCGTCAGAAGCGGGGCGAAGGTATGCGGGTCTGACTTCACTTCCTTGCCAGATACCAAGCCGTACAGGTACTCATAGGCCTGCGGCTCTAAGGTCTTGTGAAACTTCTCGATGAACTGCGGCGTCAGTTGTCCTTGCTGCTGCAAGAGAATGCCGTTCTTCAAAATGGCATTCGATGAATCCCGCTGGATCTTGTCGTTCATCATCAAGTCGTGTTCTTCCTTCGCCAGCATCATTCGCTGCAAACCGTCCGCGGCTTTCGGATCTATCTCACCCGCTGCGGTTTGTTGGTATAGGTAGGTACGCGCCTGCGATAGCTGTCCCTGCCCCACCATCGAATCGATGACGGTCGAATGAAATTCGGTGAGCGCTTTGTTTAAGTGAAATTGCTTCTGCTCATCCGACCAGCCCTTTGACGTCGCCAACTGGTCGATGTTGTAGGCCACCGTATCCTTGTTCGATGCCATGATGTCGGGGTGATTGTGATTCGCAGCAGCAGCAGCAGCAGCAAGACCAATGGAGGCTTGCGCGGTCTGGTCTGAATACTCGCGGTGCTGGGTGAGCTCGTGCGTGTCCAACTGTTCATTAAGTTGGTTGCGTACCTGCGGGATAACCCCTTTGGTAAAGGCGAGACGCGCCTTCTGGTCCGGAATGCCTGCGGCAATCTGCGCCGCGCCCTGATCGAACTGCGGCAGGTACTGCTGATCTAACCCAAAAGCGTTCTTGCCTTCTTTGGTGAACGCGCCGGTCTGCGGATCGTGCGTCAGTTTGAGCGATAAGGCTTGGACCTGATTGTGTGCATCGGCAAGCTGCGTCTGCCGCGCCTGCGCTTGCACTCTGTCATGCACGTTCTGCAGAACATCGCCGGCCTGTTCTAGGCCACGCCCAATTCCAGCACCATAGGCTTGCGGGTTCGCATCATCCGGCAGGCGCGGATACGCGCGCCCTGGTAGGGCCTCTGGTTCGACTGTGGGGCCGGACGTTAGGTCTACCATTAGTCGCTATTCCATTGGCCATATGCCCTAGCACCCGAAGTGATCAATCCACCCAAGGCATTGGAGACTCCAGCCGACTTGGCTTCCTGCGCTTTGAATTCATCGCCCACTTGAGTGACGTCAAATCCCCAAGCCTTACGCGCGGCATTGGTTTGAATGCGCGCGACGTCCTGCGCGCCGAAGTAGGCCGTGTTCTCGATGGATCGCAAAGGGGAGCCGGACATCGTAAGACCGGAACCACCGACCTGAGCCTCTTGCCGGCCGATCTTTTGGTTCAAGTTCTGGCGGAATATTTCCGCTTGCTCGGCTCCCGCTTGATTCGTGGACCGTGATTGCTCGCCAGCGATACCGGCATTCATCCGCATGAGCTTTGAGGATTCGTTCCCGGCCATCAGGTTGGATGCTGCAGTGAATCCACCGCCAAAGAGCGAGAGATACGGCGCGTAATCCGTGTTGCCATTTGAATTGGTAAAGTCGAACACTAGCCTGCCTCCCCGACTTCTACATCGACCAACCAGCTAAGGACGGTTAAGGGTGCTGGGTCCGACATCTGTAAGCACACAGTCGCGTCATCTGAAGGCGTTGATGCGAGTTGAATGTGAAGCACTCCGGTATGAAGGGCGGTCGGCACGCCGTAGTTTTCAAACTCGCGTTGTACTGACTGCATCAGGTTCACGAAGTCGGTTCCCACGTAGAAAAGCGACGACTGATCCACCACGACCGAAAGCCGCGCCGGGTTCTTCATGTGATTGCGGATGCTGTCTTGTCCTTGAATATTGAGATTCATGGACTGCAACTGCGATACGTAAGGCAATCCCGCATGGATAACGCCACCGGCATTAGGAAGGCTGAAGGTTCCAGTAGCGCTCACCGTCGTCTGTGGCAACACGGTTCCATCGGCTTGGATCGCAATCGTTGCGCCGATCAGATTGGTGAGCCCTGAAAATTGCGTCTTCGCATACGTCCAGTTCAAGTCCGCGACGTTGCGAATCGCGGCGGGGACAGGATCTAGGAACGTAACCCCAGCCACCGCGGCGCTGATATACGTCGTAATCTGCAGGCGGCAAAGCCTGTTGCCGCTCGAGTCATTCAGCCAAATGGCGTTATTGTTCGCAGGGTCTGTGGGTGAGAATCCCGCCCAGCCAACGGCCGGGGAAGAAGTCAGCGTGCCAGTCTCCCCCGCAATCCATGTGGTACCGCCAGATACCGTCATCGTGGCGGTGGTGGCGTTTCGCCCATCGTAGGTAAGGCCTGAGTCTACAAAGAAGTAGTCTTGCAGGGTTGACACTTCACGAGCCGCAAAGCGTTCGATGTAGCGCACCGTGACGCCATTCACCACACGCCGCACAATCACATACACCGCATAGGTCCCGTTCTCAGGAACGACGCAGACATCCTCAAAGAATCCTTGCGTGGTATAGCGGGTCCATGCGGTGACCTGCTGCTCTGGCAGGTAAGCACAGACGCAAAGTACGCCATCAGATCGAACCACGAAAAGCAATCCGTATGGCTCTGGGGCAAAAGCCATACGCAGTGCAGTCGTCCCGTAGGGGAACATCTGTCGCGCGAACACTGTCAATTCAGAGCCCACGAACTTGTCGTACTGAAATTGATAGGCCAAGTCCCGGATTTTCCGGCCTCCCCACTGCACGTAAATCACCGTATCCCCCGTCTGCACGGACGGCACGGCCTGCTCGCCATAGAAGTTCTGCGGCAACAGCGAGATATCAGATGGGGTGATCGCTCCCACATTCGCGCTGTGCGTGATTCGCCAGATGGTCGAGGCAGTCCCGATGAGCAAGTCATTCAACGGGATCAAGTCGACTATCGGATTCTCACGCCGCGCGTCCATCGTGAAAGTGATCCCGTCACTATCGACTTGCGGATTCGAAACACCGAAGTCGATGTAGGTGGCCACCTGACTGGTGAACGCGGTCTGCGGTTGCAGAGTCGTGCCGCCGAACACCTTGCGATCATTGAAGTACACGACCGTGGACGGATAGCCTTGGACCTTGGAGAAGGACCCAAAAGCCCAGTAGGTCGAAAGACAAAGGCCTTGCAAATTCTGCGGGCCTGTCTCGGTGGGTTGCGATAGAGTTCCCGTGACTTGAGTGATGCTGATCGCTGCGGCGGCAGCGGGAGCGGTGAAGAAGGTGAGCGCATTCCCGATGACAACATAGGATGTCGGGTCTTGAAAAATACCGGCAACAGTCACGTAGAACTGATTAGGGTCCCCCGTGGTGCTGCCGGTCAGTGGGGAAAACACTCGCGTTGAGCCATCGCCTACAAAACTGAAAGGTCCCGCCACAGGAACCGGACCACCAACAACGGTCGGGGGAAAGTTCGAATACACGCCCTGATAGGACTGGACGACACCGACGACGTGCTGCGCATCGATGTACTGGGTGATCAGTGCTACCCCGGCATTGGTCGACACATACTGCCAGGACACTCCAACGACGTCGGCAAAGTTCGGAATCGCCTTGCCATCGCCATCATTTTGAGTGCCTGAGGTGTGAACCGGTTGGAATGTTCCGGTTGCAGTTGCGGTCGATGCGATCTTCGGCGTATTCACGCAAAGATAAATCTTGCCGTCACTGCGCCGATAAACCCCGACGGGCGATGTTGAATTCTGGAATATGACTCTCTGGGCTTCCCACGGATTCACGGAAGCAAGAAATTGCTCCTGAATCGTAAAGAGCGCACCCACATGCTGCGGCGTGAAGATCGCGGATGATGCGGTAATCGTCACTTGCCCCTGCGTGCTCGAGACGTACACCGTGGTGGTTCCGTCGGTGTTGATGTCCTGAAAGGGTCCGTTGATGAGCTGCGGTGAGGTAAAGCTAAAACTCGTGACCGTGTTGCGCTTTAGCTGATACGGAGGGTTTGTACTAACAACCACATCCATCGTGTCGGCCGACTGCGCAAAGCGAAGGTTTGGTAGATCAGAGATTGCGTAAGGGTTGACTATCCCGGCTTGGATCAGCGCCCCATTCGAATAGGTCGTGATCGACCCTGCGGCAAATTCGCACACATAGGACTGCTGGTTGTTGAAGATGAACGGGCTCAAGTAAGAGCCGTTCGGCGTGTTCGAAATGCACTGCGCAATGAACTGCAGTCCCGGTCGATTGCTGACCCCACCCTCTGCGCGAACGAAGAAGTTGACGCCGAGGCTTAAGGCGTTGGCGTAGAAGGAAGCGTCGGTTCTTGCTGCCGCTATCGGGCTCGCTTCACCGCGGCTGAATGAGACTTGCGCAATGTCCACTTACCATCTCGCCATCGTGGATGGGGAGTCGCGCTCCGGGTCCTGCTGCATGGCGTTCAAGGCCTGCGCCAAAGCCTCGAGCCGGGAAGATTTGGCCATTGCCTGACAGAACTGGACCTTCTGCGCATTCGCGGTTCGCAAGTTCATGCCGACCCGAAAGCCAATATCGAAGGCCAGTGCGCTGATAAACAGCGGGCTAAAGAGCGCCGTGTTGGTGATCGCCTGGATGTAGAAGAGATACAGCGGTGATGCCGACGTGGCCTGCACATCGCACAGGATCATCTGCCCGCCAGGATTGGCGACGCTCTGCACGATCTTGAATGGGATCTTCGGTATCGCGTAGGTCATGCCGCTGTTGATCGGCCACCACCAGGACGACCAGAAGGCGGGACCTAATCTCTGCCCCGCGTATGTCGTCACCGCTATGGACTGCAGGCAGTCGTTCGGGAGTTGGTAGGCGTAAGGGTAGCCAGGGAATGCGAACGTCCCACCGATCGTCCCAGAGGCTCCAGCAAGGCTCGAATCGCTCGCAAGAACCACCGAGGTATACGCAAACGGCCACGGGGCCATCTGCAGCAGTTCATTCAAGCAAATCGGATACCAGAAGGAGCACGCCTTCGCCTGCTCGGTCGCATCGGGAGGCGTGAGAGATTGAACCTGCGTCGAGATGCCAAGATAGGACAACGCCATGTTGGCGATGTCGACGGGGGCTAAAGTTGTGATTGCCATGGGGTTAACCCCTCATGGGCTTTAAGAAGGCACTCTAGGTGATGTGAACCAGGCGCCGGCAACCGTGCAGATGAAAGTCGCTGACGTGAGCGCCGCCATGGTGAGGCCGGAATTCGCCGACAGCGCATTGATGGTGTGCCCAGTGCTCGGGAATACCGCAACCGTATTGACTGCGGTTGTCGTGCAAACATCAATCTCAAGTCCAGGGACTGCAGGTGGTAAGGTCACGGAAAAGGCCGCACCCGCACTCGAGACCGTGACGTTGGCGACATTGGCAGAGATCAGCGTGCCGCTCGCCTGCGTGCCGGTGGCATTGGCCGCAAGATTGGCCGAAGAGAACTTGACATTTAAGGTCGCCGCGCCACTCGCTAATTCATAGTCTTGAACCGCTGCCCCGCTTAAGTTTCCATACGTTAACGGCATAGGTCACGCATTGGGCAGCTCCATCCAGACAAGACCGATCGACAGCACTGCAGAAGTCGCCGTGGCAGATACGGAAACGGAGGCAAAAGAACCTGGCGGCACTTCAATCACCCCGCCCAAGTGAACGAAGTTGTCATCGGCCGTGTCGAGCGTCACCGCGCCCGTGTGCAGGTTGCCCACCGGTATAAAGAATGTGCCCGCGGCCGACGTGGTGCCGATGCGAAAGGACGTGCATTTAGAAGCCTGCCCACCGATATGCAGGTTCGTGACCGAATCGATAACCGTGGTCGAGGTCGGCGCAGTAGTCGCCCCGCCGGTGATTCCGATCGCGCAGGACACCGTAGATGCCACGGTCAGGCCGTAGCTCACCGCAAGCAAGAACGCCGTGACCCCGGTGTGATCCGTCGCCGTGCCGTTATAAAGAAGCGGTCCGCCCGTGCCGGCCGCAGTCGAGTAGATCACCGGAGAGGTCACGATGGCGTTAGCCGCAAAGCACGCGCCGCGCCCGCCCAGCACTAAAGGGTTAATGCCGAGAAGCACTAGTGACTCAAAAAGTCAGGATGCGGGGCAGTGATCGGCAATCCGTCTTCTCGGGTTCCTTTGATGATGACAGGCGTGAAAGGGCACCCCGGCCAGTAGTCAGGCATATCGACCTGGAATACTTCACCGGGTTTGCCCTCTTTGGGTCCGTAGTGATAACCGGTCATGTCCCAGCTATCTTCCTTTGCTTGCACCCAGCCCTTGTAGGCAATGCCGGGACCTTCGGGCGTCTGCGGGCGCTTCAAGTGATCGATCTGCACATAAGCCTCACGCAGTTCTTTCTCAAGCGTGACACTGCGGGCTTGCTCACGATCCTCCCGCAGCGCCTGGACAATCTCCTGCGCCGATGAAGGTCGAGCGGTTTCGAGCGCCGCGAGACGTGCTTCCAAGGCATCGTTTCGCGACTTCTCGCTGTCCAACTGCTCCTGCAACTGTCTGCGGGTGAGAACTTCCTCAGTCATAGGTAATCTTTCCTTCCTTCGTCACTTTGCCAGCCACAGGCTGTTCGCCATTCTCGAATCGCTTGATCCAGTTACAGTTCGCGCAAAGGACTTGATAAACGTGCCTCGCTTCTTCCGCGTTGTCATGTAGCCATCTGCGGAAAGACCATAGATTGGTAGTGCCGCCAGAAGTCCTTGAGTCTTTCTTCCCGCCGCCATGAATGTGATCGACTTGTAGACAGCGCCAATCAGCGTCGTAACCGCAATGAACGCACTTTTGGCCGCCAAGTAGATCGAGAATCTCGCGCCGTACCGTGTAGCGATGGACGCGCTGACATTCCAAATCAGTTGCGTGGTTATTGGCGCGCCATTTATTCCGCGATGGAACAGCAATTGCTTTCCATCTTTCCGGATTATCGGCCCGCCATTTCCTCTGTCTTGCAGCATGTGCAGCGCGTTTCTCTGGTGTGTTGTAAATCGACATATGCCGTCTCCGTTTTTGTTACGAAAACAGCATATATCATTCTTCGTACTTATTCCTCGAATTGCACTCCATATGACTGGCTGGTGCTGCCACCGCCAACCGTGTTGCCGCAGCCAATCTGGTTGTAGAGAGTTCCCAAGGCACCGCCAGCAACGCGCCATTCGCCACCGATCGGAAGCACCACAACGCCGCCGCCGCCTTGGCTGTTCCAGTTCTGCTGGAAGAGTCCTGCAGGGGAAGTCGCGCCGGCCGCCGGGGTTGCGTAGGTGTTCACTGAGCTATTCGGGGTGATACCCGGAGAGCTCGTAGTCGTGGTGATTGCCGTGGGGGTTGCTGCCGTGTTGGTCACACGCGCCCAGCGGGTTGACTGAGCAACCAGGGAGGTGTCAGAGCCTCCCCAGCTGATCATCTTGACCGAAGCGATATCGCCCGCGGTCAAGAGGGTTAGAACGTAGTTGTTCAAGTTGGTAGCACTTGCCGCCGCGGAAACGCCGACCTGTGCCGATGAAAATTGAGCCATGTTTGCGTTTCCTTTACTTGATGCTGAAGCCGGACGCGTAGCCCTGTACGGCCGAGTCAATGTCTTTGGCAAGCCACGCGATCGCGGCACCCGTGGTACCCGTGGAACCGGCCGTGATGCACTGGACCCCGAGCCACTGCAGCCAGTTGGTCGCACGCGGCAGGGCCATGATTTGCCGGAAGCCGGCTACGAAACTTGCCACCGCCACCACGCCGAAATCGATCATGACCGTGGGTGCGGAGAGCGTGCTCGAGGCAGAGGTGATCAACTCAGTGCGCACGCTGGTGAGCGTGTTCACCGCTTGGGTCCAGTCGACCACCAACCAGATGCGCTCGCCGCCGCCCATGTCGCGGGAGGTGTTCACGTTCCCTGAGAGCTGCGTGTCGGCCGCAGTCGTCGCCGTCAGGTAAGAACCCAAGGGCGAGGTGTCGTAGGAGTTGGGGAAGATGTAAGTGCCTGCCGCCCCGAAAACCGGAAAGCTGGCACTCGCCGTGGTGAAGCTGAAATCAGCCTGTACGTCACGAATACTCATGTGAGGCTCGCCTCCGTGTTCAGAATCTGGTCGACCTTACGGAGTGGTATGCCAAGGAATTTGTATTCGATCTGTGTCAAACCCTCCTCGACGCTCAATGCTTGGTTGGACTTCGCGAGGGCCTGAATCTTCAGGATCGAGAAGATTGTGCGGTTCATGTAGAAGGCGCACCGACCTGCTGTCAGACTCGGTAGACGATCAATTGCGCGGCTCATCAGGTTGATGAGGTCCGAGGCAATCGTGCCGGATGCAATCGTGGTACCGACTTGGATACGCACGATGTAGCGCCAGTCAGCAACCGCCAGACCGCACTTCCACTGCCAGTGCTCCCGGTAGGCGAGCATTCGAGCGCCGCCAATGCCGGCTACGTTCTCAACCACCTGTAACCCTAGGTCCCGGTGCTGCAAGCCCGCTTGCGAGCCCTTCGGGAAGACACCGAACACCGAGTTCGGTCCCCAACACACCAGCCAGATGCTGGTATTGGTCGAAGCCACCTGGGTGCCTAAGAGCACGTTGGCGGCAAAGGCCGTGTTGCCAGATGCCACACCGTTCAATCGGGGTGAGAGTCCGCGAAACACCGCAGGGTTTAAGGTCGGATCGCCGTACATGAAGATCTGCGCGAAGCCCTGGTTCATGCCCTCGATGAAGGCGTCGGCCTCAGACATCCGGAAAGCGGCCTCTTCGCCGTTCAGTTCCACGATGTCCTTGTCGATTTCGAGGAACCCTTCAATCATCGCGGTCGCTTCATCCACCGCAGTGGTGGTTGACTTCGACGGCGTGATGCCCTGGTTTAGTGAGCGCGCCATGACGGTCGGTAGACCGGTGCGCTGAATGACACGATGACCGGTCGGCAAGTTGCCTTCCTGCCAGTGCATGTCGGGGATGATCTCGTTTTTCTGGGCGAGCAATTCCACGATTACTGGAATCTTGCCCTCCGGGTCGACACGACTGGCCCAGTCGGCCAGGGTTACGACACTTGTACCAATTGCAACTTGCGTCACTTACAGCACTCCTTAATTGGGTTTCTTTGAGTAGCCCATGCGTTCCGCTGCTGACTTCTTGCTCACAGGCGGGGGCGAAGCGTTCCCAATCTCGAAGGCGTCTTCGGATAGGCGCTCGCCAATGTTTCGCATGGCGTTGACAAAGACGGGGTTGTTCAATTGACGCTTGGCAAAATCTCGGAATTCAGGGTCAAAGCTAGAGAAGAAACCCACAGCAGTTTCAGAGAGAGACAGTTGTGCGGGTGTGAAGCGCTGCTTGCAGATCGCTTCGTTAGCTTTGTCCGTGTCCGTGATTTGCTTCGCCCAGCGAGCGTTGGCGTCCTGCGCCTGCTCTAAGAACTGGTCCAATACCTCTTGACTCGTCAGCGTCACCTTGCCGTCTGCGGTTAACTTGGTCCGTAAGAACGCATCGAACTTTGATGCGGCCTCGGGGGCCAACTTGACCGTTTCGGGGATGGTGAACAGCGGAGCTGGTGCTGTCGGCGCTGCATCCTGCGGCGCATCCGATCCTTGCGGCGCGTCACTTGTCGTCGGCGCTACAGAGGTTGTCGGGGTTGTCGGAGTGGCGTCAGTGACAGGAGCGGCGGCGACAGGGGCCTTAGCATCACCTTGCGCGGGGGATGCCGTTGGAGTGCTTGAAGTTCCGGAAGGCGTAGTCGACGTAGCGTCTGCCATGAAATCCCGTCCAGTAAGACGGGAGAAATGCTACGTAGTCCGCAACTATCGAAAGGTTGCATCTGAGTGCAGAAGTTTGTGATAAAAGTGCCATCCGTCACGGAATATTGTGATGGCGAGAAAATCTCTATGGAAGCGATGCGGATTCTGAACCAGAAATCTCTGGCCAATCTTCTAGGGATCGATCGCGTAACCCTCTGGCGCTGGCATGATCAGCGCATCGGACCCCCACGAATCCTCATCAAAAAGCGCCATTACTACGTGCTTTCATCCGTCCAGGAATGGCTGCAAGGCTTGAACGACATCTCGATCAGGCGCTTGAAATCAACGGAAGAGGTTAGTTCTTCTGAGATGTCTTAGGCTTAGGTCTAGCCGTCTCGAGTTCTCTGTCGACCTTCACCCACAGTTCAAAGTCGACATCCCTAATCAGCGTTTTGACTTGCTGGCCGACCTGACGACGCCCAGCGATGTTGGACATAAGGGAATTGTTGGGGTTGAACGCTGGCTCATCGATGTAGCAGATTTCACCCAAGAGCCGAGCGATAAAACGGATACCGGCCTGCGTTCCCAGTAGTTCCCGCACGTCATTCTCTTGCCGAAGGCTTTTCGCTTTGTCATCCGTGGCCTTCTTTTTAAGCGCTTTCGGATCGTTTGACTTGACGATTGGGTCAAGGAATGCAGATTCGGACTTCCGTTCCTCTTGAGGGTCGCGCGTTAGGTCATCGGCGTCGCGGTCGTTCACTTGAGCAACTTTGAGGGCAGCCCAATGCGGCGAGTGACCTTCTGGCCGGTCGGCAATGGCGGCGAATTGCGGGATAGTTCCGCCTCGAATTCACAGTATTCGATGAGTACACGCATGATCTCCGCATCATGCTTTCGCTGAAATTCCTTCGCCTCAGGTGTTTCGGCAAGGGCTTTCAGATATTCATCCCTGAAGTTCACGAGTAAGCGAACCTGGCCGCGAGGCCGATGAGCCACAGCACAAAGAGGATGACGGCAACCGTCAGAACGTCGCGGGCTATTACCCTAGGGGTGTCGGCTTTCATCCGCCGCATTATCTACTCGCTACCTGCCCAGCGCCAACACTCTGCGCAATCTGGTCCAGCACATTGCTCTGCCCGCCCTGCGTAGGCGTCTGAGATAGCGTCTGCGCGGTCTGTGCGTGAGTGTTCATGTTCTGGGCCTGCCGTTCCTCTTGCTCCTGCTGCTGCTGCTGCTGCTGCTGTTTCTGGCGCACTTGTCGTATCCCATCGACATCCGCATCAGACCTAACGATATGCGGCGGGACTCCCGTAGCCTTGCCGAATTCCTCGATCATCTCATCGAAGTCGACCTTATCGGCCGTCGGGTTCTGGGCAGCCTGCGCCGTCATGGTCAACACCTGGCCGACAAAGGCCGAGAACTTCTGGATGGCATCGGCCGTAATCGCATTGATGGCCTGGGCCAAGATCGAGACGTACTTCACGCGCAGCGTGGCCTTACCCACCGCCGAGGGAACAGGCGGGTACTTGCCGTGCCGCATCCCTTCAGCAAACAGCCATTCGTGCAGCGGGTTGAATAGGTCATAGTTCATCTGCTCGAGCACCGGCCCCAGCATCAGCAGTTTCTCTTGCTGCTTGGCGTTCACTTCGGCGGCCGTGATGGGTGTCCCCGTCTGTTCGGCTGAGATGAACATGGCGAAAATATCGGCATACCCTAAGGACTTGATGCGCTCCTGGGTTTCCTTGATGTCACCCAAAAGGCCCTGAAGGTCAGGCTTGATCTCATACGCAGGAGCGAAACCGACCTTTCCGGACTCAGGCGCGACGAAGGTCACATCACCCGATAGCATCCCGGTGCGCTGATTGCGCAGCTGGGGATCTGCCACCATCGGCGGATCGACCAGCTTGTCGATCGCCTGGGCCTTTCGCTTCTGCTGAAGCTGCAGAGCTCGAGCATCACCTAGGGCATCCATCGCCCAACCACGGCCCCAAGCGTCCTCACTGTTCGTATACCAGCGGGCGCAGAAGACCGGGAAGTTACGGAACCCACCGATGCGCGCGATCTTCTTGTCATCGCCATTAGCCGAGTCTTGTAGGATCTGCTCTGGGTCCCCGCCCCGCTCGTAGTATACGGATCGAAAGCGCATCCCCTGCCAGCCGATCTTGCCGACATCCCGCCCGATGTTCTCCTCGATCGCGTGAACGATCTCGA